AGAAACTATCAATAAGTTTAAGGTATTGTTTATTGACGAAGCACAAGACTTATCTTTATTGCAGTGGGAAATGGTAAGAAAAATTTGGAGTCGTGCAGAAAAAACTTATATTGCAGGGGATGATGACCAAGCAATATTTAAATGGGCAGGTGCAGATGTGGACCATTTTATTGCATTAAAAGAAGAAGTAGATGACATACAAACATTAGATCAATCGTATCGGATTCCTGGAGGACCTATACATGAATTATCACAGAAGATAATTAATCAAGTACAAAATAGATTTGATAAAAATTATAAACCTAGAGAAGAGCATGGTGTATTAAAAAGATATTCTGATATCACACAAGTAGATATGTCAGCAGGTAACTGGTTAGTGTTATCATCTGCAAATCATTTTTTAGATTCTGTAAAAGAGGTGTGTGAACTTCGGGGTTGGTATTATCAATACAAAGGTAGAAATTCTATCCCATTAAAATTATTACTAGCACTGAATAATTGGGAAGCATGGCGTAAAGGTGGACTATTAAATCATTTAGAGATAAAAAATATTTATGAATATTTAGGATCAAATGTATTAGAGGGTTTTAGAAAAGGTAAAACATTACATTCTGATGATAAATATACTTTACAAGAGTGTAAAGATAATCATGGTTTGATAGTTGATTTAGTCTGGTACGAAGCATTTGAAGGATTAGATCCTATCACAGAAAACTACATTCGTAATATGCGGGCGAATGGAGAACAGATAAATAAAAATCCGCGTATCATTATGTCAACAATACATGGAGCGAAAGGAGGAGAAGCTGACAAAGTTTTATTAATGCAAGACATCACAAACGCAGCACTTGAAACAATGAGTTATGATCCAGATGAATTACATAGATTATTTTACACTGGAGCAACAAGAGCGAAACGCGAATTGCATGTTTTGGACCCAAGAGATTTTGATCGAGCTTATATACTATGACACACAAAGATATATTTAAAGGATCTACATATGATTCGTTAGAAAAGCAGGTAGGTGGAAAGCACTATCAAAACATGAAGATTCAACCAGCACACTTTATAAACGAAAACAAGTTGCTTTTTGCAGAAGGCAACGCTATAAAGTATATTTGTAGACACCAGTCAAAAGGAAAAGAGGAAGATGTGAAGAAGGCAATACATTATTTAGAAATGATACTGGAGAGAGATTACTCGTGAGGAGCACTCAAATACCTTTGTTCACTCCTGAAACAGAATGGGTAATGCCAGAAGAATTAAAAGATCTTCATGGCTACAAAGAAATAGCAATAGACTTAGAGACTAATGATCCAGAGCTAAAAGAGTTGGGATCTGGTAATGTGACTGGAAAAGGGCACATTGCTGGCATTGCGGTGGCCGTAGAGGGCTGGTCAGGCTATTTTCCGATACATCATGAGTCTGGTGGAAATATGGATAAAAAATTGGTTCTGTCTTGGCTACAAGATATTTGTAATCAAGAAGAAACTAAATTTATATTTCACAATGCCATGTATGACATCTGTTGGTTAAGATCTGCTGGTGTAATTGTAAAAGGCAAAATCATTGACACAATGATTGCAGCATCTTTGATAGATGAAAATAGATTGTCTTACCAATTAAATTTTTTATCTAAACATTATGTGGGTTTTGGTAAAGATGAAAGTATTTTAAACGCAGCTGCAAAAGAATATGGATTAGATCCTAAGAAAGATTTATGGAGACTACCTGCACTATTTGTAGGCCAGTATGCTGAGCGTGATGCAGAGTCTACATTAAAACTTTGGAAAAAATTAGAAACAGAATTATATCAACAAGAACTATGGGATATATTTAATTTAGAGACTAGATTATTTCCTTGTCTAGTTGATATGAGATTCAAAGGTGTCAGAGTCGATCTTGATAAAGCTGACAAAATTAAAAAATATTTGATAGATAGAGAGAATAAAATTCTTAAAGATATCAAGGACTTAACAGGAATTGACGTAGAGATACACGCGGCTAGGAGTATTGCAAAGGCATTTGATAAACTAAAGTTGCCTTATGACAGAACAGAGAAAAGTAAAGAACCATCTTTCACAAAAAATTTTTTACAAAACCACCCACACAAATTACCCAAAGCAATCGCAGAGGCAAGAGAACTTAACAAAGCTCACAGCACATTTATAGATTCAATAACTAAACACTCAGTCAATGGCAGAATACATGCAGATATAAATCAAATACGATCAGATGCAGGCGGAACGGTGACTGGTAGATTCTCAATGTCAAATCCAAACTTACAACAAATACCTGCAAGACACCCAGAACTTGGACCCTTAATTAGATCTATATTTATTCCAGAGCAAAATCATACGTGGGGGTCATTTGACTATTCACAACAAGAACCTAGAATATTAGTGCACTATGCAAAACTACAAAATTTAAATGGTGTTGATGAAATTGTAGATGCATACAAAGCAGGTGATGCAGACTTCCACCAGGTAGTTGCAGATATGGCAGGTATTGAACGAAAACAAGCCAAGACAATTAATCTTGGATTAATGTATGGTATGGGTAAAAATAAATTAATGGCAGAGTTAGGATTAATGAAAGATTCTGCAGAAAAATTGATAAAACAATATCATACCAAAGCCCCTTTTGTAAAACAATTAATGGATAATGTATCTCGCAAAGCAAATGATCGTGGTAAAATTAGAACTTTACTGGGTCGAGCCTGTCATTTTGATTTATGGCAACCAGTGCAGTTTGGTGTTTTTAAACCACTACCATTAGAACAAGCTAGAAAAGAATATGATGAGCCACTTAAACGTGCATTTACCTACAAAGCACTTAATAAATTAATACAGGGAAGTGCAGCAGATATGACAAAAAAATCTATGGTAGCTCTCTATGAAAATGGTATAATACCTCACATTCAGATTCATGATGAAGTAGATATTTCTGTTGAGTCTGATGAAAAAGCAGAAGAAATAATTGAGATTATGGAATCTGCAGTTGAGTTAAAAGTACCAAACAAGGTTGATTATGAAAAAGGAAAAAATTGGGGAGATATTAAGTAAAATAAATACTTGGTCTCTCTTGTATAGACAAGAAATAGTTTTAGGCGGTACTACATTTTTAATAGGATTTGTTGTAGGCGCATGGCTTATTTAAATGCAAACATACCAGCAACTTATGCTCAGATAAGAAGAGAGTATCTTTATGATTGCAAGAAACATCATGGTGAAGTTGAAGACTGCATTATCTTCGGCATATCGAGTTTGGGTGGAAGGGCTATATTATTTCACGCTCTTATGGGTAACGGTGCAATATTTTATCGCCTACCTATTAGCGCTTTTATTCAAAGAGGATACGACCCGGCCAGAGTTCCCAAGCGAAGGCTGGATGAACTTGAGCTTTGGAATTCTTTTTCTTACTATCCTACTGTTACTCACTGGTCTATTTTAAGTGCAGCCTCTGGTTACTACTTTGGTAAGGATAAAAAGAAACACCATGGGTCTTATTTATTTACTATTGACTGGGCACACCCAGATGCTAATATTATAGATACTGACCATTCAGAGATACCGCACGAACACAAGTGCGCTCACATAATTGCATTAGACGACGGCAATTTTGCAGCACAACCTAACAACAGATGTATTTGGGATTTACCTTCATTTACTGTCAAAGATAATATCCCTGATTGGAAAGTACAAAGTAATGAATGGAACGTAGAAGACTCAGGTAAATGGAGAACTTCTGACACTGATGATTTCTTTTATGAAATCGAGGAGCAAAAAAATGATTGAGAAATGTAAAAATATTTGTTGTAGAGCTTTGAGAGCAATACAAGAATTTATAAAAAAATTAATGTTTTGGAAAAAATAAAATGATGGAGGGTTGTCATGAATTACAAGTTCACCGCAATTCTTATTGTTTTACTCTGTTTATTGGCGATTTTTGTTAGGCCCAATAATCCCACATTGAAAATTGATAGCAAAGATTATATACTGCCGAAACCAAAACCAAAATTAAATGAGTAAAAAACCTTTAACAATATCTGAATCCGCTGCCGTGCAGATGCCAATGAAGACGGTTGCTAGTCTGATAATTATCGTAGCACTCGGCACCATGGGCTATTTCCAAATGGTAGAACGTTTAAACATTGCAGACACTCGCATACAGATAATGGAAAAAGATTTACAAGAGAATACAGAGTTTAGAATTAAGTGGCCACGAGGTCAACTTGGAGCGTTGCCCGCGGATAGCGAGCAATTTATGATGATCGAAGATTTATATAAAACTACTGATAAGTTAAATAAACACATAGAATCCATGGCGTTAAACAAAGTAAACATAGAATTTTTACGTAAACAAATGGACAAAGTTTTAGAAGATATCGAAAGATTAAAAGACTCAAACAGAGAAATGAAATATACAAACGGTAATGGACAATGATAGAATCTGTTGTAGCCCTGCTTATGTTTGTAAACGCCGAAATCAAAGAGGCACGTTTGCAAAGCTCCATGGCTGAGTGCCTTCGCGGTAAGAGGCACGCGGAGCGTCAATATTCAGAGTCTGTTATGTACAAATGCTGGAAGGGTTCTGCAGAATTAGAGGACAATATTGACGGTAGCAAGAGTATCAAGAAATTGATAATAGATTAGAATGAAACCTTTTAAATTTAAAGCTGAAGTTGTCCCAGGTAAATGTCCTACTTGTGAAGAACACACTTTATTAGTTGGACTTACACAACAATTTTTTAGATGTATGACCTGTGGTGCTGACTTAGAACAGCACGTAAACGGTAAGATAAGTTACATACCAGCAATGCATCCTAATACTTTAAAATCAGATTTATCAAAGTATTTCGATGGCGAAGAAGTTTAAAGATTTCGTAGCGCACGAACCCGTGCATCACAAAACAAGTCTTGGACGTAGGCCAAGCTTGCAAAAAATGAATAAACATAAACGAAGAAGTTTTAAACCCTATCGGGGACAAGGAAAGTAATGGAAGTAGTTTTAATATTATATATGTGCTCTGCACTAGAAAAAACTTGTTTGGACCCATACATATGGCCAGATAGATTCTATGATCAATACGGCTGTATGATGCAAGGCTACAAAGAAAGTGGAAAAAAAATAGCAGAAATAGGGCGAAAAGAAGTCAACAAACATGACATTTACATCAAGTTTGAATGTTATCCTTACAAAATATATCTACCACAAAATCAACCTAAACTAGAATCTTAATGTCTGTGCATTCCAAGAAAGGAACGCACAAACAAAAGGTGTGAGAAGAGATCTTCTTTTTATTATAAAAATACTTGACTTGCAAGACTTGATTTATTAGTATAGATTCCCATATATTATGATTATAAAGATAATAAGAAAGGACAAATAAAATGGCAGATCCAAGTAAATTTAAGTCGGTATCTGTGCCTATTGAAACTTATAAAAAGTTAAATTTTTTAGCTAACAATAAGTTTTTAGATGCACAATTAACGATTAGTAAAACGATCGAAGCTCTTGCAAGCAGAGCAGCAAAGAAGTTAGGATATAAAAATGGCAAATCGAATACATAAAGCTATTTGTCATCATTGTAATGGTAATGGTTATTTGAAGGTAAGTACATCTTCTTATAGCGAAGTACATCAATGTCCGACTTGTAAATCGGAAGGTGAGATAGAGATAAAGGAGCCCTCGTCAGAAGATCTAGAAAGATTAGTCAGTAAAGCGAGGCTGCAGTGAAAAACCCTGTAGCCAAACAACTGCGAACACCAAAATTTAGAAGTAAGAAAGTGGAATCTAAAAAGAAGTACAACAGAAAAAAA